CGACTGGTACGAGGCTTACGCCGACGACCGGGGTCCGCGTCCGAAGCGGGAGTATGTCAAGTGGATTGAGGTCTGCGGCTTTGAGTCCGACCTTGACTATGTGGACATGCTCGTAACCTCGCTGAGTCTCCAAGCAGCCGAAGCGGTTCACGCACCGGAGATGGTCGCGAAGATGCGGTCTGAGACATACGCACCGGGCCATGTCATCGCTTGGAAGAACGCCTTCCTCATCGGGTTCACCGATCGGGTGTCCGACCGGATCAGGCAAGCCCGGCAGGAAGCAACACGCGAAGCCGAAGAGGCGTTCACCGCTGAACAGGCCGAAGCGGACGACGAAGCGATCGTCAGTACGTCGGTTGCGTTGGCGTTGCGTGACAAGGACCAAGCAGTCAAGAGCGTCTTCGACACGAAGTACCCGAAGGTGTGCGCCGGGCGGGCGTCGTCTGCCGGGTCTTACGGCGGGTCGGGCCGGTCGGCTGGCCGGGCTGCCGGTAGCCGGGCACGCCTTGGCGGTTCAGCCGTCAAGAGCGGTGCGGTAGGGGCGCTGTCCCGGTGAGCGCGTGGTCTGCCGATCCGACAGTGGAGGTCGTCTCTGACGTTGAGGCCGAACTGGTGTACGCCGCGGAAAGCCGGGTCGTGTTGAAGCCCCACCAGTCGTTCACCGAGTTCGATTCGTGCAAGGCGCTGGTCGATGCGATCACCGAGTCGCCCTACTGGTACGCACGGGGCGGTGACGCTGCCATGATCGAACCGGTTCACTGTTTCCGGCAGCGGTCGAACTCGGCAAGCCGGGGTGGTCACTGCCACGCGGGTTGGGCGATCCGACTCAACAGGCAACACTGGAACGTCCAGATCATCTGCCACGAACTGGCCCATGTGATGTCGTTCTGGAGGCACGATCTCCCGAAGGGCCACACGCGACCGTTCCGCACCGAGTACCTGTCGTTGCTTCGGTATGTCGCCCCGGACCTCGCAGCCCAGTTGGTCAAGGAGTTCGACGCTGATGGGTTGGGCGTAGACCATGACCCGACGGGGTGGGATGCCGCACCGTTGGACTTCGTGATGGCTGAACGGATCGCCGGAGCCATCGCCCTTTGACGCTACAACCGGCTACACTAGACGACAACGAAGGAGATGCCTGATGGCAAGACCAACCAGTGAACAACTCAACCGAATGATGGTCGAAATCGCGGCGGGGTGGAAATACGGTGACCCTCGGTCTGAGTTGCCGAAGTCACCCGAGATGGAAGCGAAGTGGAAGATCATCGCTAGGCAGATGAAAGAGATCGCCGACAAGGGCGGCATCGTGGAGATCCCCGGCGAGTGGCCGGACCTCACCGGGTTCGTTGGCTCACCGGACGTAGGGCCACGCGACGTAGGTGTTGCCTGATGGCCCGACGGTCCACTGTTACCCGCACCTACTACGCGAAGACGGCACCTGACGGGACACACTCCGCTCTTTACAGGTGTGAAGAAGGCCCGTCGTATCTGCGGGACATGGTGCTTCACCCAGACGGGTGGGTGCCGACCCTGACGTTGAACGATTGGCGGTTCGGCGAAGCCAACGACGTTGACCTCATTACCCGGAAGGAAGCGAAGACGCTTGCCACCGAGTGGGGTGTCGGTCGGTTCATCAAGTAACCCGCCGGGCTTGCTACGCTGCGGCCCATGCCCTATTCAGTCGCTACCAACCGAAGTGACTGTTCTGGCTTCGGCGTCGTCAAGGATGGCACCGACCAGTTGATGGGCTGCCACAAGACCCGTGCTGCGGCTCGCCGTCAGATCGCCGCGCTGTACGCATCAGAGGGGGCCGACATGCAGAAGGCAACCAAGACGGACAGCGGTGAGGAATACCCCGCCAAGGCTTACGCCTACGTCCCTGATCCTGAGAAGCCGTCAACGTGGAAGTTGCGGCTCTGGCAGACACCAGAGATGAAGGTCACCCGACGGCAGGTCGGTTTGGCTGTCGCTGCTCTGGGGAAGGGCTACCGGGGGCAGCGTGTCCGTATCCCGGCAGCGGACCTTCCCGCGGTGAAAGCCAAGGTGCTCCGAGCGTGGCTGGACATGCACCCGGAGATGGAACGCTCTGACGCTCCACGGGTTCTGCTCGCCAGCCGCACGACGACCCACACCCCAGCCGACGAGGTAGGGAAGCGCATCATCGACAAGGACCACGGCGACGGCTACGAGCAGGACGCCATGACCCTCTTGTTGATGGCGTACCGCACGATGTTGGACAGCCCAGAGTGCGAACCGCTGCTTGGCCCGTTGATGGAACTCATCCACGCCAAGCAGGAGATCATGCTTGACATGCTCGGCATGGAGGTCGTGGACGACGAACTGAACTTCACACCGGGTGGCACTTACGCCAACGTGGAACAGGGCAAAGGCAAGCGTCGCCGCGAGTACCGGCGCGATGCCGAAGTCTCGTTGCAGCGCATCAGCCGGGCGTCGTTGAGCCAGTTGACCCAGTGGATGAACGGCTTCGACATGATGGCGAACACACCCAACGTCGAAGCGATGCGCCAGTTCGTCCGCGCCGAGATCCAAACTCGTATTTCCAAGTCGGGGCCGTTGGTCGTGGAGAAGGCCGAAGCGAAGCGGTACACCCTCGGCCCGGTGTACGTCCCCGGCGTGTTGGACGCGCACGGTGAGTTCACCGACGACGACACCTTGCAGGAAGCGTTGTGGGGTTGGATGAAGAAGGACGACCGGTCCATCTACCTCCAGCACTCCGATACGAAGGCCGGGGAGTTCGTTGAACTCCTGACTTGGCCGTTCCCGATCACGGCAGCGATGAGCCTCCCCGGCGAGGACGACAAGGCGTTCGACTTCCCGGCGAACACCCCGTTCATGGGTGTCATCTGGGAACCGTGGGCGTGGGATCTCATCCAGAACGGTGAACTCCGCGGGTATTCGATTGGTGGCAGCGCCCGGCGCATGGAAGCCGCATTGGGCGAACCGGCTCTGGCGTGACCCATCCGGTTATCGACGCTTGGGAGCAGCAACTCGCTCGCATAGCGACCCTTGTCGCATCGTTCGACGGCCAAGTCGAAGTCCGGCTGTACGCCAACCGGGGTGCAGTACGCAAACGCCCGACCATCGTGCTCAACGGTGGCTCCCAACCGGTAGAAGCAGTAACAGTTGCTACACCGGATAAAGGTGCTATGGTTTCCGACAGGCCGTGATTCTCGCGGTCTGGAAAACAGAGGCAAGCCCACGGGCCACATCCGAGAGGGTGTGGCCCTTCTGACATTATGGCGAAAAAACTCACAGACCTAGAGATTGTCGAAGCGTCGGGTGTTGACCATCCGGCCCATCTCCATGAGGGGTGGCTTCTGATGAAGAGCCTTGACGAAGTTCTGGATGAAGCAGACTCGCTAATGTCAGATGTTGACTCAACCGACGACACGGGAGGAATGACCGTGAGCGAAGAGACCAGCGTGGAGCAGCCCGAAACCACTGATGAGGCACCCGAGGTCACCGAACCGGAGACTGTCGATGCGAGCGAAACCTCCGTGGACGCTGTTGAGCGGGAGCCTGTAATGGCGTCCGCTGACGACACCGTTCCCGAAGCGATCGCGAAGCAGATGGACGATCTTCGCAAGAGGGCCACCGATGCCGAGACTTTGGCTAAGGCACTCCAGCATGAAAGGGCCGTGGAGAAGGCCACCGACCGGGTAGCCGGTTGGTCGTATCTCCCGCAGATGACCGAGGAGTTCACCAAGACTCTGGTGTCGTTGCGTCAGGGTTCCCCGACCGAGGCCGAGGCTGTTGAGAAGGTTCTTGACGCAGCCAACGCTCTCCTTTCGGAGAACATGACGATGGCTCAGATCGGATCGGATGGCGAACCGGCTACCGATTCGGCTTGGGAGCAGATCAACACGCTGGCGAAGGCAGCGGTGAGCGACGGACAGTTCAAGTCGTACACCGATGCTCTCCAGCATGTCACGATCAGCAACCCCGGCCTGTACGAGCAGCATCGAACTGAAACGGGGAACTGATGTCCGCGTATGAGAGTCCACAAATCTGCTTTGGCACACTGACCGCAGCAGCGGACCTGTCGTCCAAGCAGTACCACTTCGTCAAGTTGGCTTCGGCCACGACGGTGAACGTATGTACGGCGACGACTGACAGGGCCATTGGCATTCTTCAGAACGACCCTGAGAGCGGAGAGGCGGCTGTTATCGCCATCTTCGGGATCTCAAAGGTCGTCGCTGACGGCACCATCGCTTTCAACAATGTGATCGGCACCAGCGCCGACTCACAGGCTGACGCGATCGTGCCCGGAACAGATACGAGCGTCGTGACGCTCGGCGTGGCTGTTCAGGCTGCCTCCGCTGGCGAGACGTTCACGATGTTTCTGAATCCGACTTCGTGTCGTGCGGCTTAGGGAGGATTGACACATGCCACAGCCAACCAGATCAGACGTACACATTGACAGTGTGCTAACGAACATGAGCGTCGCGTACATGCAGGAGGCTTACGCCTTTGTTGCACCGAACGCCTTTCCGACGGTACCTGTCAACAAGCAGTCAGACCTCTACTTCCAATACACCCAGTCCGATTTCATGCGGGACGCTGTTCAGCGGCGTGCCGATGGTACGGAGTCGGCGGGTAGCGGATACGGCCTGAGCACGGCGTCCTATTCAACGCAGGTCTACGCGTTGCACAAGGACATCGGCGATCAGGTTCGTGAGAACTCTGACAGCCCCCTGAACCCCGATATGGATGCAACCCGGTTCCTGTCTCAGCAAATGCTGATTCGTCAGGAGCGGGATTGGGCCTCGTCGGCGTTCACGACCGGCGTCTGGGGAACGGACACGACACCGGGCACTCTGTGGAGTGCTTCGGGTTCAACTCCGATCTCCGACGTTCAGACCGGAATCAACACGGTTCTGACCAACACCGGCTATATCTGTAATACTTTGATCGTAAGTTATGCAGTATTTTCAATATTGCGTAATCACAGCGACATAGTGGACAGGTACAAGTATACGAGCGCAGAGTCCATCAACACGGACCTGATCGCCAAGGTGCTTGGTGTGGATCGTGTCATGGTCATGGCAGGCGTCTACGACTCTGCTGCGGAGGGGGCAACCGACTCCTACGCACAGATCGGTGACAAGGACGCCCTCCTTGCCTACGTCGCCCCGAGCGCCGGTCTGATGACCCCAAGCGCCGGATACAACTTCGTCTGGAACGGAGTTGGTGGCGGTTTGGGTACGAGCACCGCTGTCAGCAGGTTCCGCATGGATCACCTGCGGGCCGACCGCATCGAAATCCAGAGCGCATGGGACTTCAAGGTCGTCTCCTCGCCTCTGGGCTACTTCTTCTCCAACGTGGTGGCCTAGACCCCCACCAGTTGAGCAAGAACGGCTAGAAGGCCGGGGGTCGGCTAACACCGGCTCCCGGCCTTAGCCAGTTAGGAGCACGAAATGGCTTGGACTTACGGCGGTGACCCGTCGGCTAATGCTCGGGATGCCATCAGGTTCCTGATCGGCGACACCGACACCAACGACCAGTTGCTCAACGACGACGAAATCGCGTGGGTCAACAATCAGGTCACCGGATCTGACACAGCCACAACCGGCTTGTACGACGTTTCGTACCGGTGCTGCCTCGTCATCGCGTCCAAGTTCTCACGCATGGCCGACAAGGCAGTCGGCGACCTTCGGGTGGACATGAGCCAGAAGGCGAAGGGCTACCGGGATCAGGCAGCCGAGTTGAAAGAACTCGCGTCTCGGGAGGGGCTGGTTCCCACTCCGTACCTCGGAGGTATGACAATCTCCGACAAGGACATCGACCGCGACAACTCCGACATGGTGCAGCCGTTGTTCTGGCAACGCCAGTTTGATGACAAGGGCACCACTACGGGCACCATCCAGTATTGGCCCGGAGCGGACTGATGGCCGGTTCCACTGTCCAGTTCTTGACCGACATCAAGAACGACATGACACCAGATACGGTGGACATTCGCACCACTTCGACGCTCAACAACTATGGCGAACGGGCGTTCACCGGGGACACGACCTCGTATGACGCCTACGTTGAGAAGTCCGATGATGTGATCCGCAACGAGAACGAGGAACGCATCGCCGAATACAAGGTGTTCATCCCTGATGCGTCGTTGAACATCAACCCGGAAGACGAGATCACGCTTCCTGCCCCGATCTCAGCGGTACGTCCGATCATCAAGGTGGAGCGCCGTACCGACAACTTCGGTCAACAGTGTGTCGTCGTGTTCTGCGGGAGGAACACCCGTGGCTAGCAAAGCGTCGTTTGATGTGGACATGAGCGACTTTTTCAAGAAGGTCAAGGACATTGAGAATCTTCCGTTGACGGCTGCGCGGGCGGTGTGGACGCAGGCGCACCGTTTGGAGGATGCTGTCACTGGGTTGGTGCCGGTCGCTACCGGCTACCTACGGTCAACGGTGGCGCAAGACCCGACTCACCCTCCTGTGATGAACCCACCGGGTGGAGTGTACGAGACGGCTGTGACAGTCGGTGATGCTGACACGCCGTATGCGTTAGAGGTCCACGAAACAGCGGGCGTTCCGACGAACCGGGGGTTGGCGTGGAATCCGGTCGAGAAGAAGTATTACGAGAAGTCAGGTCAGGGCAAGTTCTTGGAGTTCCCGTTCTTCTTCGCTGCCCAAGGCATGGAGAAGCGACTGATGCGAGACATCCAAGGTGACCTCCGATGAGCGTGCTGGATGAGGTCGGCACCTACCTCGCAGCAAATGTTACGAATGTAACATTGACGTTGGGCACGAACCTGTTCCTTGGTCGCCTCCCCGACGACCCCGATACCTGTGTGTCCGTTCAGGAAACCGGCGGTCAGGGTCCGATCAACACCATGTCGAACAACTCGGCCCCGGTGATTGAACAACCCAACGTCCAAACCCTGATCCGGGCGTCGTCGTATTCGACAGGTCGTGCTCTAGCCAAGGATGTCTTCGACAAGATGAACCTCGTTACGAACGAAGACCTGACCTCTACCCGGTATGAACGCATCCAAGCGATCCAGTCGCCGTTCCCGATCATGCGGGACAGTCAGGACCGGGCGGTGTTCTCCATCAACTTCACTTGTCAGAAGACCGTTTCGTAGATGACCAATGACCGACGACGCCTACGCCGAGCAGTTTGTACCGGAAGCCAAGCGGGTAACCCGCCTCAAGGTCCGGTGCGGGAACTGTGGACGGTTGCTGGCCGAACGGGTGACGGCACCGTGGACGATCAAGTGTTCCCGCTGCAAATGCGTCAACGAGTCAGCGCCCGCTGCGGCCACCGAACGGCCATTCAGCGATGCTGCCGCTAAACGTCTCGTCGCGGCCCGTCAGATGACAGGCGATTGGAGAACGTAGTGCTAGGGTTCGACCAAACAACACAAGTGCCCTTTGTGGCCGGAACGTGGCCCGGTGCCCTCTTGGGATTATCGGTCCACGCCCCTACGAAGGAGGCACCGTGCCCAAGTATGTAGTCACTGGTGGCGAAACCGGCCTGAGCGGCATAGAGGTCAAAGGCAAGCGGTACGAGCCGGGCGACGTAGTAGACATCGCTACGGGGAAGAAAGACTGGCGTATTGCCGCTGGATACCTTGAACTTGAATCCACGTTCAAGAAGCGCGCCCGTGACGACAACGGCCATTTCGTAGCCGATGATCCTGATACGCCCGAGAACGAGGCGTATGAGCAGGAGCCAACCCCTAAGAAATCGGGAGGTAAGTAATGCCCACCATGATTCACGGCAAGGGAACCGCGGTTTATCTGGACGAGTTCGTTATGACTCCGTATTTTCAGAGCGCCGACGTAACCCTTGCAAATGCCACAAGTGACATAACAGCATTTGGGGCGACGTATTCCGCGCACCTGCTGGGGGTCGCTTCGGGCACACTCACCTTGAGCGGCCTGTGGAATCAGGAAACCGATGGCTCCGACGAGGAACTTCATGCGATCCTCGGGTCGGCTTCAGCGGCGAACATCACGGTCGCTGAGGCTGCCGGGACGATCGGCAACCGGGCGACAATCGCTCGATGCGATGAAGTCAACTATTCGATCTCGAACCCGGTCGCGGACGTTTCGACGATCACCGCTGACTTCCAAGGCACCGCCAACAGTGGCGCACTCGGGTCGATGACGTATGGGGTGACCGGAGGGGTTCAGTTGACCACCGGGTCGTCAATCGACTACAACGCCCTCGGCAATCTGGCCGGGGTGGACGCTCCGCTCGCGGCGTCGTCGTCGGCGGGTGGAGCCGGGCTGCTCCACGTTCCGACGAACAGCATCGGCGGGGGAGCAACCACGATCAAGATTCAACATGACTCGGCGTCGGACTTCTCGTCTGCTGCCGACCTCATCTCATTCACCGATGTCTCGGCTAGCACCAAGACATCGGAGATGGTGGTGTGTTCGGGGACCGTGAATCGGTACGTCCGGGCGACCGCCAGCACAGCAGGCTCCTCAGGGAGCATCACCTTCATGGTTACATTCGCAAGGTTCTAGGAGGACCAGAAAATGCCAACCTTTGTTCATGGAAAGAGTACCGATTTCGAGTTGGACGACACCGGAGGCACGAGTCGTTCACTGTCGAACGTGCTGACCTCAGTTGATTTCCCAGAGACAATATCCACAGCAACGACAACCGCATTTGGGGCGACAAGTGACAGTTTCGTTGTAGGGATTCGTTCGGCTTCGATTTCCGTAAGCGGCCTGTGGGATGCCACGGTCGATGGTTACATCATCGGCACCGAACCGGCGTCGAGGACGTTCATCTTCGGCCCGGCGGGTAGCACCGGAGGAAGTGTGAAATATACAGGCGAGTGCATCCTCACCAACTACGCGATTTCAAATCCGGTCGCGGACGTTGTGACGTTCAGCCTTGATCTTCAGGTGACTGGGGACGTAACCCGCACCACATACTAAGTTGCGCCTGTCGCCGCACCTGTAAGGTGAGGATTGATTTTCCGTAACCACAACAAAAGGAGTGACCATCGTGTCCAAGTTGAGTGAGAAGATTCGTGTTGTTGAAGACAGCAGCACCGAAGAATACGAAATACCTGAGTGGGATGTCACTGTTGAGATCCGTTCGATCACAGCGCGTTCACGCGCGCGGTTCGTCGCTGAGATTGCCAACCCTGATGGCACCACCAACGTCAACGATCCTGACCGGATCGAAGGCATGTGGTGGCATGTAATAAGCCAGTCCTGTTACGACCCGGAATCCGGGGAACTGGTCTTTGAGGAAGGCGACCAAGAGTGGCTGTTTGAACGCAACGCACGGATCATCAACGACCTAGCCAGTGTTTGTATGGCAGCGTCAGGGTTGTCAGAAACGGCGGTGGATGAAGCGGGAAAAGGTTCCTTGGCTTCTCCGACAGCCGAGGACGACGAAACCCTGAGCGACGCCTTTATTTCCGATTAGCCCGTGAACTCGGCATGACAGTCAACGAACTCCTAGATCGTATGACCTCTGCCGAGATGACAGAGTGGGCTGCCCTCATCAAGTTGGAGACCGAGGAGGCAGCGCACCAGTCCAAGGTCGCGTCGTCGCGCACCCGGATGAGGCGGTAGAGGCATGGCGGGGACGAAGGTTGCTGAACTTGTAGCCAGCCTTCGCCTCGACGCGAAGAACTTTAGTTCGGCGCTGAAAGAGTCGGAGTCCAAACTCACCAAGTTCGGCGCTTCGGCTCAGAAGGCCGGAATGAAGATGACGATGGGTTTGACGTTGCCCATAGCGGGGGCTGCGGCTGGGGCTATCAAAGCAGCAACCAACTTTGAGACTTCGATGACGAAGATTCAGAGCATGGTCGGCTTGTCCGCTGCGACCGTCAAGGGCTTTGAGAATGATGTTCTCCGGTTGGCTGGGGAAACAGCGCAAGCCCCCAAGGAACTAGCCGACGCGATGTTTTTCATTACCTCTGCTGGCCTGCGGGGGGCGACAGCAGTTGAGGCTTTGGAAGCCTCAGCGAAAGCCGCAGCGATCGGGATGGGTGAAGCCGAAGTGATCGCCGATGCGGTCACGAATGCTATCAACGGCTACGGGGCGGCGAATATCACCGCAGCCGAAGCAACCGACATTCTCGCCAAGACGGTGGAGCAGGGCAAGGCGTCTGCCGAAGACCTCGCCCCGCAGTTTGGTCGCTTGATCCCGATGGCAGCCGAGTTGGGGATCTCGTTCGATCAGGTTGGTGGCGGGTTGGCGTTCCTGACCAGAGCATCAGGCAACGCTTCGCAATCAACGAGTTCGCTGCGAGGCATCCTCCGAACCCTCATCAAGCCGTCCCAGATGGCACGCCAGACACTTGAAGATGTCGGTATGAGCGTCGAAGACCTCCGGTCGGCAGCAGACGACGACCTGTTGGGTGCCCTCATAGAGATGCGTGAGACGCTGGAAGCCAACGGCAAGGAAATGGGGGCCGTCTTTGAGGACTCCGAAGCGTTAGCGGGTGCGCTCCAGTTGACTGGGCAGGCGGCGGCTGAGGCTGCTGGCGTCATGGACGAGATGACGCGTGCTGCTGGGACGTTGGATCGAGGCATGGGAGCGGTTCAGGAAACTGCCGGGTTCAAGATGCAGCAGGCGATGAACGACCTGAAAATCATAATGATCGACCTTGGACAAAAGTTGATTCCGATAGTCGTTCCGTTGATCCAGCGGTTGGCTGGGTTCATCAAGGATCTCGCTGACAAGTTCAACAACCTGTCGCCGTTCATGCAGAAGATGGTGATTGCCCTTGCGGGGATAGCCGCTGCGGCTGGTCCGGCGCTCATGGCGATCGGCAGTATCAGCAAGGGCCTAGGAGCGTTGTCGAAGGTTGGGACTGGGGTTACCGGGATGTTGACCGGTGGTGGTGGTTTGGCTAAGGGGTTGGCGACGACCGCTGCCAAGTTGGGGATGTCCACAGGTGGCCTCGGGTTCGCGGCTGTCGGCGCGGCGGCGGTCATCGGGGGAGCGTTGTTCCTCGCGTTCAAGTCCAGCCGGGAAGAAGCCCAACGCAACAAGGATCGGTTGGAGGATCTTCAGACTGTGATGATCAGTAGTGGGGACGCGTCCACGATCCTCACCACCGATATTGACAAGTTGACTGAGCGGCTGCTCGCCCTTGGTGATGCCCTTGAAGAAGATGAAGAAACGATTGACGACTTCAATGGTCGTATGACGCTGCTCGGGGAACTGATGCGGCGTGATGTCCGTGATGTCTTCAACGAGTTCATCACCGACATGGATCATCACAACGCGGCGATGGAAGCCGGGTCTGACGTATACGACCAGATGGCCGATTCTGTCCAGATGGTAACTGGGTTGGAGTGGCAGAACGTCGAAATGTTGGAAAAGCATCGGGCTGCCCTCGGAGCGGACGCCGACGCGATGATCGAAGCGGTCGAAAACGGTGACCTTCAAGCCAAGCAACTACGGGACATTCTGGAGGCCCTTGACAAGACCGCTGACGCATACGACAACAACCGTGCAGAGTTGGAGAAGACCGGCGAGGAGTATTTCAAGAATGAGAAGAATGTTCTCGCTTATGAAGACGCTCTCAACGCAGGCCAGTTGGCTCTTGTCAACAACCTTATTGCAGAGGGCGACCACGCCACGGCGTTAGAGATGGTTATTGGTTACACCGCCTCTTTGGAGGCGCGGCAGGTGCGACTCGCCGCGGTGGAAGAAGCCGCAGCGGAAGCCGCAGCGGAAGCCGCTGGTGAGGTTGATTTGTTGGCTGGGGCGCAGTCAGAGGCAGCCGAGGAGACGACCGAGTTGGGGTTGCGGGTCGCCGAAATGAATGCCGCTATCGAAGCAGGCGAAGACCCGCTTGGTCGAATGGCTTACCAGTTGGCTGCAATAACTGCTCAGGCGGCTGGTGCTGATCAGGCGTTGCTCGCATTTGTCAGGGAAAATACTGACGAGGCGAAGAATCGGGCGCACTGGGAGTCAGTCGCTAATCAGAATCGAGCCGACGCTCTGGCGATCGAAACCCGATTCAACGATCTCGCCGGTGAGATCAACAGTGAACTGAGTGACCAAGTAGCCGCTGTTCGTGAGCGTGTCGCCTCCGAGGAGATCAGCCACAGCACAGGCACTCAGATCCTCACGGGCCTGAAGCGGCAGTCGGATGAGTTGGAAGAAGCCGAGCGTGCGCTACAGGACCAGAAGGACGCCCTCCAAGCCAACATCAACGTGCAGGAGGAGGCGCTGGAGAACGCCGAGGCTCACCTAGCGGCGTTGGAGGCTCAGGCTGAGGCGGCGAAGAAACCCGTCCAAGCATTGAAGGACCGGGCGGCAGCGGAGCGGGAGGGATTCGACGCCCTGCGCGGCATGTGGCAGGCACAGAACGACCTGAACGATGCGATCGAAACACAGCAGAGCCTTGTCGATGAGATCGCCCTCGTCACGGCTGGTGAAGGTGACGCGATTGAAGAAGCGACGAGGGCGTGGGAAGAACAGGAAGCCGTTGTTCAGGACTTGGCCGACGAGATCGACGACCTCAACGACCAAATCTTGGACGCCGAGGCCCGCAAGTTGGATCTGCTCGCCAAGGAAGGCGAGTTTCAGCGTGGCCTGACCCGTGAACTCAATGCACAACGGTTGGCCTACTTCGACATCACCGCTCAGGTCGCCGAGTTGGAGGACCGGCAGGCTGAACTGAGCGAAGGGGCGTTGGACGCCCAGCGTGGTCTGGTTGATTCGCTCAAGGCCGAGCAGGCAGCGATCACCGAGGTGGAGCAGGCGCTCATCGACTTGGGGATCGTGTCGGCGGCCGACGCGGCGCAGGCCGATATCAGCGCCAAGCAGGCGAAGAACCTGATCAAACTCCGCGATGAGATGGAGGACACGCAGGCGGCGTTCGAGGCGGGTGAGGCGACGACCCTTGACCTGATCGAAGCACAGGACGACTACACGAAGGCCGTCAAGGATGCGCGTAGTCCGATCGACCAGTTGGAACGGGCCACCGAAGACCTTGCCCGGATGGAAAAGGAAGCCGAGCGCATCGGGCTGGAGTTGGCTGTCGCCCGCGACAAGTTGACGGTGGCTACCGAAGACAAGACCAAGGCAGAGGACACGGCAGCGCGCACCTCCGAAGCGGTAGCGGAGATCGACGCCGAACTGATCTCGCTGGAAGAAAAGTTGGCTGAGGTCACCAAGGCTGAAACTGAGGCACGCGACGAAGCCAACAAGATGAAGGTCAATCAGACTTTCATCGACGCTGAACTGGCCCGGTTGAACAAGGAGTTGGAGGTCGCCAACTGGGATCTGGTCGCTTCCCAATACGGGGTCCAAGATGCTGAGATTGCCCTTGCCGAAGCGGGCGACAAGGTGAACGACGCCATCGACCGGATGACGGCGATCTCCCCGGCGTTGGCAGCCGAGATGATCACGATGGCGGCGGCAGCCCGTGGCGCTTACCCGCAGTTCGACACGATGCGCGCCAACTTGGCGGTGCTGGAACCTCAGATTGCTTCAGCCAAGGCAACCGTCGATGGGTTCAAGGACGCGATCGCCGCGCTGGTTCGGGAGATGGCGATTCTCAACGGGACTCGCATCAACCCGATTGAGGTTCCGAAGGTGCCCTCGCTAATGGGTCAGCCTTCCGGCGGCGGCGGCGGCGATGGAGGTGGTGGTAAGAGGACACCAGAGGGACCACGGGGTGCAGACGGCTTCTTTGCTGGAATGGGACCAGCGGCGGCAGATGCGGCGGCAGCAGCGGCGGCAGATGCGGCGGCAGCAGCGGCGGCAGCAGCAGCAGCGGCCGACGCGAATGATGCTCTGCTCGACGGAGACGAGTTCAAGGCACTGATAAGCAAGACGCTGGACGATAATGCCGATGCGATTCTTGGCATTCAGGAAGCGGCGGCGTTGGAACAGTTCCTCGGAAACATAAGCGCCTACGACATCCCCGAGATGCCGGTGTATGTGCCTTCGCCCGCGTCGAAGGTTGCCGACGAAATGCGTAGGTTCGGGAGCATCGGAGGGCCGGGAAGCCGTGGCGGTGGTTTCCCGTCGGCGCAGAGCGGCGGGTTCGTCACGAGCGCCGGACTGGTCAACGTCCACGCGGGGGAAACGATCACCCCACGGGGCGGCGGGGTCAACGTCGTCGTCAACGTCGAAGGGTCCGTGTCGTCGGAACGCGATCTGGTGGAGGCGATCCGTAAGGGGCTGCTCAGGTCGCAGCAGTCTGGCCGGTCGGTGGTGTTGTAATGGCTGCTGCTGCGACGCTGGCCGTATCAGTCCGGTTCACGGCGTCTCCGTCGTTCGGGGTGGACATGGTGCTTGGTGACGCTGGTTCTCCGTTGGGTACAGGTGTTCTGTCGGATACGGCGAGTACCCCGGTGGACATCACGAGTCTGGTCAACACGGTGTCGATCGCTAGAGGCCGAGACAGGATTTTGGATCGGCACGAAGCGGGCCGTTCAACGGTGACTTTC